CCCAGGCTATCCTCGCACTTGTTTCCCAAATTCCTGGTTGTGCAAGTCCTACTATTGCAGATAATTTTAGCGACGAATTTGAAGGTGAACAAATTTTCACTAATTATCGTGACAATACTGATCCAACGAATCTTTTGTGTTACGCAATTATATGTACTGTACAGATAGATACGGGCACAAAAGATGGAAATGGCAACGAGGTTATTACCCTAACAACTGAGAAATACAATGTTGGTGAGATTTTGCAAAGTCGGATTCTTAAAGGGCCTAATAGCAAATTGACATTGGATAAGATTGGGCAGTTGACTTTTACATTGCCGGCATAATAAGTAATTTCTGATGGACCTCAACGTAAAATTTGCGAACGGGCAACAACGTGATTTCTATTACGCTACTGCTCGTAATCAAGTTTTTTCGGGGGGCTTCAATAATGGGAAAACCTTTGGAGGGTGTCTTAAAGCGACGACGTTACTACTTACCTTTAATGGTTATCGTATGATAATTGCACGAGAGAAGTACACAGATTTACGTCGAACTACGATGCAGACATTCTTCAAAGGTTTCCCTGGTGACCTTATAGAAAGCCATAACGATCAAGTAGGTTTCACAGGATTAAAAAATAAATCGTGTATCTTTTGGATACATCTGGACAATGTTGACGAGAATACGCTACGCGGTCTTGAAGTTAATAGTGCTCTTACGGATCAGGCAGAAGAGACGGAAGAGAAAGTTTTCGATGTGTTGGACGCGCGCATCGGAAGGTGGGATGGAGTTACTATACCGGAGAATCTTTTAAACCAATATCCAAATTGGCCTAAAAATCCTATTTCTGGTAATTATGTGGCTCCATCCTACAATATGCTTCTTGTTAATCCTGATACACAATACCACTACATATATAGGAAAGGTCATCCCGACTCCATTGAAAGACTTACGGATTGGGCATGGATTGATGGAGAATGGGATGCGAACTTAGGTTCCAGGGAATCTTACGAGGCAGCATTAAAACATGACCCTGAATGGGTCAACAAGTATGTAAGAGGTATATGGGGGCGTTCAGAAGCTCAAGTCCATTACATAGATCCATCAAGTATCATTGAACCACAGGAGGCCCTTCTTGCTAAGATTAAAGAAAAAGGTAATCTCTTTAGGTCAATGGATCATGGTGATTCTGCGCCAACCTGTTGTCTTTGGTTTTGTTCTTTGGATGGTGTATATATTTGCTATCGTGAGTATTATGTACCTTCTAGAGTCATTTCATATCATCGACAATCGATAACGGATTTGAGTAAGGATGAGCGATATAGTGCAAACTATGCGGACCCCCAAATCTTTAAGAAAACTGCTCAAAAAGATGGTGGTTTCTGGACAGTTTCTGATGAATACAAAACAAAAGATGTAGACGCCCCGCCGCTTTATTGGTTACCAGCAGATAATAATGAGTTTGCTACACGGAATAGGATAAATGAGCTTTTACGACCTTCTGCGCGATTTAAACATCCGATAACGGGAGAATCACCAGCTCCTGGTATATATTTCATTAAAGGTACAAATGATTATCCTAACGGCTGTAAAGAAGCTATTAAGCAATTGGGTGCGGCTCGACGTAAACTCCTCGGCACAATCGACGGAAAAAGTGTCTATAGTGATGATAGAGACGAAAACATACCTGATCACGCTTACGACCCAACTCGTTATTTCGTCGCAATGCATGGTGCTCAACCAAGGAATGCAAGAAAATCACCGCCGCGGCGTTCATTTGCCTATTTAAATAGTCTACTTGTGAAATCAAGACATGAAATGATACAACCAGGATCGTCGGCTCTTTAAATGATAACTTCTCCTTGGAATCTTCGTATCAATAATGCCAATAAGTCATATGATACATGGTCAAACAAATTTAAGTGTAATATATTAGAGAAGTATTATGAGAACAATCAATGGGAAAATAAGAAGGACCGCCTCAATACTAATTATCAACCTTACAGTCTTAACCTTTTTTACAGTACTATTAAAATAAAACTGGCGAGTTTGATCTTTCAAAAACCAACGTATTTAGTAAGTCCGCGGCCTGGCAATAGTGATTGGTCAATGGACTTGGCGGTTAAAAGCGCGAATATGAAGCAAGACGTATTGAATACGCTTATCCAAAATCCGCGTGTCAAATTTGTTAACAATGCCCGCTTATGTGCTATAGATTCGTACCTAAGATTTGGTATGTTGGAAATTGGATATGCGGCGGATTGGCGAAATCCTGCAAAAGACGACCCATTACTTTCGGATCATGAAGATGAAGATGTCCAGAAAATACGAGTCATCAAGGATGAACCCGTCGCTATCAATGAGAGGATGTATTTCAAACGGATTAATCCTAAACGATTTCGTGTGGCCGTTTGTGAGGCAGAAGAACTTGAAAATCATGAATGGGTCGGGTATTATCAATTCTATTATACAAAGATTCTGAAAGAACTCGAAGGAATCAAGTGGCCCGATGCTTACGATGATAGCTACATTTCATCTGATCTAGCAACAATGGGTAGTGGTATCGTAGAGTCTTCTACATCGAGTGTAGAGAATGAGCATATTCGTAAGATGCTTGCTCAAGGCCAAATCACAAAAGTATGGCATATCTGGGATCTTATATCAATGGAGCGGTTAATGCTCATTGATGGATCTTTTGATGAAATATGGTCAGGTGGTTTTGATCGTCTACCTCTTGTAGATCTTCGATGGGACCTCCGAACGGAAGGTTGGTATCCAATGCCACCAGCTTTTCAATGGGTAAGCCCTCAAGATGAAATTAATGAGGCACGTGAACAGACGCGATCCTATAGAAGGCGATTTACACGTAAGTTTCAGGCAGTAAAAGGTAAAATAGAACCTGAAGAAATAGAAAAATTTACGTCTGGAAGTGATGGCGTAGTTATCGAGGTAAATGAAGTAGATGCAATCTCACCAATCGGAAATCCTGACCAAACAGCAACAACAACAAATGCTTTACTTATCGCTAAAGACGACTTTAATATCATTTCCGGAACTTCTGCTGAAGCCAGGGGACAAACCGATAGAGAGACTGCTACACAAGCTAAGATTATTGATGCTCGTTCGCAAATTCGAGAATCTGCCGATCAGTTAGATTTTTCTGAATGGATGTGTCGGATAGGACGAGAATGCTTGACACAGGCTCAAGAGAAACTTACAGAAGGTCTGTGGGCAAAATATACAGCAGATCCTGCCGATGATATGTTTGAAGAAATGCAAGTACAAGGTCCCACGTTTAAGTATATCAAAGCTCAGGATATCAGTGATGGTTATGACTTTGATATTGATTTAGATGTCACAAATGCTACACCAGAGGTGATGGCACAGCAAGAACAATCATTCACAAAGTTTCTGGCGCTTGTACAAGGTTTTCCTGTTGTGTCGATGTCACCCACATTAATACGTGAGGCTGCCTATAGTTGTGGATATCGTAATGAAAGGGTGATCGCCCAAATGCAACAGGCAGCGATTGCATCAATGCAAGCAAAAGCTATACAAGCACAAGCAGGGCAGCAACCACAGCAGAATCCATTAACAGGTGGACAGGGGGGTGGAAATCCTCAAAGCACTCTTAATGCACAAACTCAAACACCGGGCGGCGGTCAAATTTCTACTCAGCTGAATAACCAATTACAATAAAAGGAATCATTATTATGTCTCTCGATACTGCTATTATAGATGCTACGAAAACAGAACAAGACAAGCTAGACGGTAAAACACCACCACCTTTACCTATAGATGATAAAACTCCTAAAGGTGATGATGACGACGATGATGGGCTTTCTCCTGAAGAAATAAAGAATGCTCGTAATTTCTTCAAAGGTTTAAAAGACCCCGAAAAAGCGCCCGTTCTAATTGATTTCATAGCTAAAAATGCTGGCTACAGCAAGATTGAAACAAAGACAGAACTCAAAGAGGCAAAACGCGACATTAATGCTATCCTAAGAGAAAAACTGGGTGACGAATTTGAGCCTCTTATTGAGAAACTAGGACCCGCTCTTGATGAGATCCTGAAGGAAAAGCTAGAAGAATCGACGAAGGGTCTCAGAGAATCTATTGATAATGATAAAAAAGAGAAACTCCAAAATGAGTTCTTAGGCATTTTCAAAGGTATCTCCAAAGATAACTATGAGGGTAAAGATATCCCTGATGATGTAGCAAAAGAGATGAATGCTATCATCGAAGATTTCGAGCCAAAGGCAGGAATGAGTATGGATAAATATCTCAAAAGTATCCATAATCTTGCTCTTATCAATCTTGGCAAATCTACAAGGCCGAACACTGGCCGTACTGAGGCAAATCGCAAAGATGCACCTTCTAGGTTAGCATCCGAAAGGGGCGGCCAACCAGCTCAAGGTGAAACCGTACCCAAGAAAATGGGTTTAGACGCAGCAGTTAAAGCTGCGGTTGAGGAAGTAGAAAACAAACTCAACAAGTAAAGGAAAAGGATGAGTATCACTTTTGGAAATACCGGGGCACCTAGTAATATTACTACTTACCTCGATAGTGTATTTGAAACTTCACTAGCTAACTATCGTAAAGAACTTATCGATAATATTGGCGCTACAAATGCTCTTTTGTACGCCATTCTTAAAGGTGATGCTTACGAATCAGCGGACGGCGGAACATACTTTGACGAACCATTGATGTATGGACTGGCGCCTGCGGACTCTTACGATGGTTACGATGAACTCGGCTTGACTCCCATTGATGGCATTACAAGTGCTATTTACCAGTGGCGTCAATGCGCTTCCCCAATCGTCTATAATATGAAAGAGGTTATTCAAAACCAACGTCGTATTATAGATCTTGTAAAATCGAAGATCAAACAATCAGAGATTGGCTTACAAGAATATTTTGCTCAGGCTTTGATGTGGGGCGCGGTTCCTCAGGGAGGATTACTCACTTCGCCGCGTTCATCGCCTGCTAATGGTTCTCTTAGTGTTGAACCTTTGGCAGAGCTTATTGCTTATAATAGCACTACTCTCACTGTTGGTAACATTAGTGAGGCTTCACCTAATACATGGTGGCGTTGCAAAAGTGCAACGAGTGCTGCAACTACGTATAGTGCATTTATCTTTGAATTAGAGAATATGTACAATACTTGTGCTTTGGGTACTGGTGGGCCGCCCGATCTAATTTTAATGGATCAGGTAACTTACCAACTCTTTGTA